AATTCTCAGCATTTGAAACTACAACTAACGAGAAATTCGCATCATACGAATCTAAGTTTGCAAACTACGAACAAAAATTCGCTGACTATGAAACAAGATTGAACAAAGCAACTCAGGTTATTGAGGGTTTGTTGAATCTCACTCAGACACTCGCTGAAACTCCAACAGGAGTAGCGGATGTAGCGGTTAAAACAGAATCAAAATTTTCTAAAACAGATAAGGAGTTTAAATACGATATCCTATTTTCTTAAAAACAAAAAACAAATAAAATGGCATTATCATTAGGATCACTCGCAGATTATACTAAACAACTGGTTAAGCCGTTGCTAACCTCTGCTGTTATAGGTGCGAGAACACAGCAATTAATTATGGATGGTGGAGTTGTTATACCGGGTGCAAAAGGACCTGTAGCAATTCCTCTTATGGATACCGATGCTTTCTTTCAAACAGATGCGTGCGGTTACAATCCATCAGGAACTACAACCTTTACTCAGCGTACAATTACACCGGGTAAGATTATGATTTCTGAAACAATCTGCCCTAAGAATTTCGAGGCGAAATTTACCGCTGAGGCATTAAAAGCAGGATCAACTTATACCGATTTCGGTAATGCTGATTTCCTTGCTGCATACCTTGAAAAGAAAAACGCACGTATCGCTGCACAACTTGAAACTGCAATTTGGCAAGGTACAACTGCATCAGGAGATGGCAACCTCAATAAATTTGATGGATTGTCTACTCTGATTGATGGCGGTTCTCCTGTAGATGCTAACGTATCAGGTTACACAGGTGTTGCAACAATCACTACTATTACTCAGTCAAATGTAGTAGCAGCAACTGAGGGGGTTTACAAAGCAATCCCTGCTGCGGTTATGGCTAAGGGAGATGTTAAAATCTTTGTAGGATATGATTGGTATCGTTTGCTGATTATGGCTTACAGAGCATTGAATCTGTTTAGTTACAATCCTCAGGATGTTAACGCTCAATCTTTCATCTTACCTGGAACTAACATTGAAATCGTGCCTGTAAATGGATTGAATGGTACAGGAGATGCTTACGCTGCAAGTCTTTCTAACATCGCTATGGCGGTTGATTTGGAAGGAGAAGAGCAAAATTACAAAGTATGGTACTCAGAGGATAACGATGAAATCCGTACTAAGGTAAGTTTCAAACTCGGTGTTAACGTAGCTTTTACTAACGAATGCGTGAAGTTTAAAGCAGCTATCTAATAATAATTCATAACTAAGAAAAAGGGTGGTGCAAAATACACCACCTTTTTTTTCATAAATCTAAAAATATGTCGTGTGTAGTAACATCAGGATATGCGATTGAATGCCGAGATTCGGTTGGCGGTGTTGAGGTCGTTTATCTTATAGAAAACTCTGCGTTATATGACGCATCAGGCAATAGCCGTGTAACATCTGCATCAGGTGTTGTATCTGCTCTTACAAAAAATTCAGGCAAACGCTTTTGGAAATTTGAAGTGCCGAGAGCAACTGCATCAGCCAATAACGGAATTACCTCATCTATTGAGAATGGAACATTTTTCTATACGCATCAGGTAATTTTCCCTATCAATAGTAGAAGTGCAGACGTTAGAAACATCGTTACCACACTTGCAAAGAATCGTTTGACCTTTGTACTTAAAGAGGGCGATGGTACTTATCGTATGTATGGTAAAGAGTTTGGTTTGCAACTTGAAACAACTGAGGCAGGAACAGGTACGGGTTTGGCAGATAGGAATGGTTATCTACTTACCTTCTCATCACAGGAAAGAGAAGATTTCTTAGTAGTTCCTGCAAACATCGCAGCAACTTTGGAAACACCGGGAACATAATCCCTAACCCATAAAAATAGAAACCTCCGACCGATATAAAAGTCGGGGGTTTTTTAGTATATGATAACGATAGCAAAAGGGCAAACGATACCCATCTACATTACGGCAAAAGAAAACATATCTAACCCTGCATATTACGTTGGTATATTCTTTACTAACAGAATCACTCAGGAGGTTGTTTCTTTTATGTTTAATGACATCAGTACGACAGAGCGGTATATGAAAATGTCGTTAGTGGTTAATACTTATTTTGCTAACGCTGAACTGGGTTTTTGGAATTACAAATGCTATGAAACTCCTACTAATAATATCAATACAATAGACACGGAATCAGTACCGATTGAATCAGGATTGATGTATCTTAGTGGAGAAAGTGAATTTGAGCCAACAAAATATTCAGGACAAAGCAATACTTTTGTAACATACAATGGATAATAATTATAAGCATATAGTCATCAAGTTTGACCACGCTCAGCAACCGAAATTTGAAGAGAAAAAGGGTAAGTATTCTTACATTGAATTTGGTAAGAATAACGACTATCCTAATTATTTATTATCTCTATATAACGAATCTCCTAAGCACGGAGCAATCGTTAAAAGTAAATGCACATACATATACGGCAGAGGATTTGAGGTTGCAGGAGTTGCGAATAGTAGAGGCGAAACGTGGAATCAGATTGTAAAGAAATGTATTAAGGATGATGAGTTGTATCGTGGTTATTATCTTCAAGTTATTTGGAATCGCATAGGGCAGATTGCTGAGGTTTATCATATTGATTTTGCAAAGGTCAGAGTTAATAAGGATTTGAGTTGCTACTACGTAAAAAATGATTGGAGTGATTTTAAGGAAAAACCGAGAGAATATGAGCCGTTTAATATGAACAATAAATTTGGCTCACAAATATATTATCACAGAGAATATAACCCATTGAGTGAAATTTATCCTTTGCCTTCATACTATCAGGGATTGAATTATATTGAATCGGATATAAAGGTTAGCAGACACATCTTAGGAAACGCAAATCAGGGTTTTGTGGGTAGCACATTGATTAATCTTAACAATGGCGATCCTGTAAACGAAGAGCATAAAGGCGAAGTAGAAAGGGGTTTGTTAAAGAAATTTACTGGCGATGAGGGTAAGCGGTTAGTTATTATGTTCAATAAGAGCAAAGATAACGCTGCTGAAATTGTGAATCTCGGTAACACTATGCTCACTAAAGAGGATTTTACAAACATTAATAATTTGATCACTAACGAAATAATGATATGCCATCAGGTGGTTTCTCCTACTTTGTTCGGGGTAAAAGTTGATGGGCAGCTGGGAAGTAGAAACGAGATTAGAGAGGCATACGAAGTGTTTAATAACGTATACGTACAGGAAAGGCAGACAGAGTATAACGATATATTCACTCAGTTTAGAAATCTAAAAGGGGAGCAGGGAGAGTTTTATTTACAACCTGTTGAGCCTTTAAAGTTTGAATTTAGCGAATCTATAATGTCGCAGAATTTGAGTAAGGATGAGATTAGAGAATTGATGGGGCGTGAGCCATTAGATAACGCGATTAAAACTCAGGCACAGATTATATCTGATAACATTAATGCACTATCTCCATTGGTTGCTAATAAGGTTTTGGAATCTATGACACCTGATGAGATTAGAAGTTTGGCAGGTTTAATACCTGCGGTTGATGCAGTTACTGAAACACCATTACAAGCAAATCAATCTACGCCAAACGATGCGTTAAGAAATCTAACAGGCAGGCAGTATCAGAATGTAATGAGAATTGTTAGGCAATTTGGTAACGGAAAACTAACAAAGGCTCAGGCATCGTTAATGTTAAAGAATGGATTTGGTTTTTCTGATTTTGATGTAGATACTTTTTTAGGTGTTGATGATTCGCCATTAACTGAGGATGAGGTGCAAAAGTTTTCTCTTACCGAAGATGAGCGTTTGATAATGGAGTTTGAGAAATCAGGCGAGGAAAAAAAAAATTGGATTGAGGTAGGCAGGGATTCCTATAAAGAATATTTTGCCGAAAATCTTAATCAGGCTCAGGTTGATGTTTTGAGTTTGATAACAAAGGATAAAAATATTACTCCGATTGTTATTGCTAGAACACTCAAATTAGATACTGATTTAGTTATAGATATCATAGATGATTTTATTAATAGGAATATTATAAAAACAATACCATCTAAGATAAATGCTGAGCCTGTGTATGAGGTGCTAAAACCTGCATCAGAGTTAGGAGGCAAAAAGAGTAAAGTAACAACCTTAGTTATTCGTTATTCATACGAAGGGCCTGAGGATAGTAAGAATAGACCATTTTGCGCTAAGTTGTTAGATTTGAGTAAGCGTAAGACGTGGAGCAGGAGCGATATAGAGGATATTTCAGAACGTGTAGGTTATAGCGTTTGGGATCGCAGAGGCGGATGGTATACACAACCTAATGGAGAACATCGCGAATATTGTAGGCATCGTTGGACATCTAAATTAATGAAGAAAAAAGATGAGTAAAAATATCCTTTTTATTACGGAACAAACTTTTAAGGAAAGAACTGGAGCATCTAATCAGATAGATGGTAAACAGATTTTCCCAATGGTTAAGGTCGCAGGAGATATGTACATTCAGCCTGCGTTAGGTAGTAAATTATATCAGCGTTTGCAATCCGGTGTGGTTGCTAATAATCTAAATGCAAATGAGATTATATTGCTGAATGACTATATCACAGATGCTTTGATATGGTACACGATGAGTATGCTACCGATGACAATGGGATTTCAATTATTCAGCAAAGGATTTCTACAAAAGACATCAGAGGAAAGCGCACCACCGAGC